TAGGCCCCCGAACTCTTGTGGATCGTTATACCGAGGCCCCGATGAGTGTGGCCGCTTCCCCGAGGGCTGCAGCGGTTGAATAGTATACAAGATGATTTGTATTTGACCGGAGCACTATTACGCAGGTAATCACGGTACAGACAATCATAAGTAGAAACAGAAGTCCCATCCCGATAATCCATGGCGACATGGTGGCTATGATATGTTTCACGACAGGATCAATGATTTTTTGAAGCACTAACTGCTGAGTAGGTCGATTCTGGAACCCTGAGGCCCAGCGATCTGCTACTTCGAGGCCTAACGATTGTAGAGCAGCAAAGGACTGTTTCTCCTTGGCTTCTGTATTCATTAGTATATACGGCTATTAATACTTATATTGATGAACGTAAAATGCCGATTGCGGTCTTGTCAGCCTAGAGGGATCTATGCCCTTCCCAGAATGGCATTACAAGCCCCCAAGAAGATGGCTGTTGGCTTCTATCTTGCTATGACTCCGCCACTACCTGCACCCCTGTTGGCATGGAATGTATCGGGTGACTGGGTTCATACTACAGAGTGGTCAGAATGGGCTACCCGGCAACGGAACACTCTTCTCGAAACACTCCTAGCCAATCCCAAATGGTTTTCGAAACCACCCCGGCGTGAAGTCCTAGACCCCCTGTTTACCCCCTGGGATGGCAAGACCACTCAGGGTACCCCCGTATTTCTATGCCCCCCTCCCGAAGCTCCCGAGCTGGGCTGCACCGGTACAGCCACCTGGCAACTCCAAGGGTTAATGATGTCATCCCGCGCAATTACACCTGTATGGACCCTTGCTCAAATAACAAGGGACGAACAGGTTGAGACGATTTCTCTCTTTGATGATTCCCTTACTGTTGATTCTGCATCAGATAATGATGAGGAAAGCCGTGAAATCAAACTCGAAGATCTGGATGATGACAATGGAGAAGCCCCGGCACCTCCCACTCGCATCCGGTCCCGTGAATGGGAGACAAAGAAATTTATGGCAAAAGAGAGGGTCCGTGAAGCCCGGCTAAAAGCGCAGATTGCCCTCCGGATGTCGCAGACAGAAGAAGCCCGGTACTTCCGTATTTTTGGCGATCTAGATGATGCAGAATCCAATTTTAGCGATTACGATCTATCCCCGAGTTCATCGGATGGAGAGGCTGAATAGCCCAAGAATTTTCACGAGGTTCATCAGAACGATGTCGATGTTTGATCAGAATCTCATAATCGGCTTGGTTGTGATTGCAGTGGTTGTTATGGCAGTTTATAGTTATGCGCCCCAGCTCATTCGCCGTTTTATGCCCGGCTCAGGCCTGGCGGAGAGTTTTGCCAACAAGTCCAGTGGGGCGAAGCCCTTAAAGCCAACCCCTGGAAAGGTCCTGCCGCCTGTCAGTGCTGCACAGTCTGTTACCACGTCTGGTTCTGGTATGTCTGGCACTGGCGCTGCTGCACTTTCAGGAGCCCATGCTGTTGTAGGACCAAAGCCCCCGGTTGCGGCCGCTGCCAAGAGCAGTGGTGCTGCCGATACCTTTGCCGATTACCAGGGCTCTCTCTCTGATAACATGGGATCTGTCCCGATGAACGCTGTTAAGAAGCCCCAGGATTGCTTCCCCCGTGAACAGATGAATCCTCTGGATCTGCTGCCCCAGGACCTCAACTCCCAGTGGGCGCAGGTAAACCCTACTGGCGCTGGTGATATTCAGGGAAAGAATTTCCTGTCGGCCGGTGCACTCATTGGCGTCAACACAGTTGGCCAGAGCCTCCGCAATGCCAACTACCAGCTCCGCTCTGAACCCGCGAACCCGCAGGTAAACGTCAGCCCGTGGATGCAGAGTACTATCGAACCGGACCTCAATCGCCGCCCTATCGAGTAAGGACTCTCAGGGTAAGGAGCCGATCGAATGATTTTTTTAAATTATCAGAATAAGGACTCTCATAGTAAGGAAATAATAGGAATCTAAATAACTCAGTATATCTTCATATCCTACTTTATTAAAGTAGAATACGACGATAGGGGCACCATCATGAATTCATCAGGATCCTACGCACTTATACTCGGAGTTCTTGGTGCAGGGTTAGCGGCGATGGCCTATAAGAAAGAGAGTTACGATATGTCACTCGTGGAGAGTTCAATCGATGGGAATCGATACCTAGTCCGCAATTTACCTGATAAACAGGAGGCTGCCGATCGCCTTGCCCGTACTCGAGATAAGTTAATATCTCTGATGCTCTTTCTTCAGGAGCATCATGCAAAAAAACCACTTGTTGCTCAAATCCTTCAGAATTTTGATGCCGAGCCCGATCGTTTCTCGGAATCAGCTCCCGATGCGAGTTATACTTCCTATAGTGTAAACAAGGGTGAAAAGGTCTATATGTGCCTTAGGCAGCGCAATGAAAAAGAAGAATTAGTCAATGAGAATATTATAACCTTCGTAGCAATTCACGAGATGGCCCATATTGGGACAGCGGAAATTGGTCATACGCCCACCTTCTGGAATAACTTTGGGTGGCTCTTGGCCCGTGCCGAAGAAGCCAAGGTCTATGAGTATACAGATTTTGCAGCGCACCCTGTCGAGTACTGTGGGATCCATATTACGGATCAGCCGACCTATGATAAGATGAAAGATGCAGATGCATAAGGTTCAAAGGAAACTATATATTTTGCGGCGCATTCTGTAGAGGACAATGAGTGTCACTGAGATTCCCATGCAGCGGGATCTGCAAGGCCCCTGGGCCAGTTTCCGTATTCATATAGAAGAGACTCCTACCGCAGTGGGTACTGTATATCCCTTTATGAGTCTGCTCGATCTGAAACGCCTCCTTTGGATACACAAAGAGGGAGATCCCCGGTGGGCCCCCGAACATGTCTTTCTCTATGAACGAATGGAAGATGGCTCCTGTAGACCTCTTGAATTCCGGTGGCCGGCCACTGCCTTTCTACCAGATCCTCTCCTAGTTCGAATTCCCTCCTCTGATCTTATTGATGAGATGGGCAATCGTAAACCTGTGAGCCCTAAGATGACGGGTGCCTCTATTCTAGAAGATCTGGTACGGCCCGATGCCCATGTGGAAGCCCTCCCTTTGTCAGCACTGGCATCCGAAGAGCCTCTCACAAATGCTCTTTTACTAGGCTACATTCAACTCTATTTCCCCTGGATCACAGAACCGAAACAGGTATCGGATTCGGGGGTCCCAACCGATCAGCTTAGAGAGGCCTATGCTACAGTCCTCCCCTACATGATTGACCGTGGTCGTCGCATAGGAGCGGTCGAAGAAGCGCTTGTAAAAGGCATTGCAGGGCCTTCCGTAAAAATGCTGTCAATGGTCCGACTGCGCTGGACTTTGCCGGAACCTGCTGAGCCACCCGCATCTCTTGAAAAGATATTCTATGGCTTAACAGCCTCCGAAGTCATTCCCTTTCTGCGGTTCTTTCCTGTCTCAGGGCCGCCTATTTTGAAGGTGGCTCTCACACCCGAAGGCCGTCCCCTCATCGAGGATCAAAAAGTACTTCTATCCTATCTCAATCAGCCACCCCCTGTCCTGAAAAAGGCAGTGATCATGGCCCGTATTCCTATTCTTTCTGAACATGTGAAACCGGGTACGGCCTTTATCTTCTACATGTTTGATTCCGGTGCTTCTGATATCACATTGGAAGTGCCTCAGCGTGGTGCTACCTTTATTGCAGCAGTAGCGGTCGATGCTACACGAATCCTAGCAGAGGTCTTAACTGCAATCGGGTTTCCCGCAGATCCAGTGCTCCGCGATATTCATGCGACCTACAAATGGACTCATCCTAATCCAAGGGCTGCAGCCCCTCTTACGGCTGCACGTATTCAAACACGCGTAGCCTCTCTGACACCCTTCTTGGAACTGACACCGATGCTGCCCGACGAGACTGCACTCGCAGTCTTCCGGTGGTCTGCTGTATCCAATTATAATGGAGAATCATCGCAACTTGCATATATCACTCAACTGTTCCTACGTGCAACTCGTGTACCAGATGCCCATGCACTCGATTTCTATCGCCAGGAGCTACAGGATAAGTTTGGAATCTCGGCAGCGGCGGCTACCTCCGTTCTTGAACGATGGCGTGAGAATCGTGGATCCAATCAAGAAACGGGCGCAGTCATTGCAGTGTCAGCAGCACATCCGGAATATTCGATTGAAGTGCAGGATGTGAATTCCTACGAAGAGCTGGAGCGAATCATGAGTGTAATGGGGATTTTATTGGGTGCATCTCCTGCGGATCTCTCCTTGGCACCGCCCCCCCCGCTTGTTCAAGAAGTTGCCGCTGTTATCGCAGAGGCGGATGGAGAAGTGGCAGCTGCAGCTGCCGCAGCGGATGCTACCGCGACTGCTGAGGAGGAAGGAGGGAATGATGCCATGTTTGATCTTATGGCTGACCTGGGGTTTGGTGCGTTAGAGGATGCCCCTGTTGAAGAAGAAGTTGTAGCAGAAGGTGGTGCTGGATCCGGGCCTGGACCTGCCGCAACCGCAACCGCAACCGCAACAGCAGCAGGACCCGACATCGACGCAGCTCTTGCAATAGCCGAGGAAGAAGAATGTCGTGGAAAGCCCTGGGCCCCAACCGATGCACCCCTCAAGCTCCACGATGATTGGTATATGGATAAATTAAAGAGTAGAGATAAGGTACTGTTTGGCTTCAGTCGTTCAGTGAATGGCCGCACCAAAGGCTACAGTAAATCCTGTCAGCGCCGCGATGATCGCCAACCCAATATTCTCACTCTAGCAGAATATGCCCGTGTCCGACGGTGCTATGAAGGATCTGTCAGATTTGTCATGATGCCGCCTCAACGAAAGGAAGATCTCCCCCTTGATCCTGCCTACAGAGCTAAACGTGCCTATCCAGTAGAATATTTCCTTCAGGATCCCATCACAGGGAAGCCCATGTGGTCCTTTTACACCTATGAAAATAAATCCACACCTGGCGATTTTATGTTCTTAATGAGTGCAGAACTCTGGTGTGACCGTGATAATTTACCTCTTCTGCGATCTGAATATGAATCAAGGCAGGGCCGCGGCTTTGCTAAAGACCCAAATACCTGCCCCTTTTGCGGCGGTCGCGCCTTTGAAGATATGACGCGGCCCAAGTTTGGTGAAGCCGTGGTTGAGCGTAAGAAGTGGCATCCCTTCATCGGTGTGATGCAGCGCGGTGTAAAACATCCTTCGGGCTACGATCTCCCGTGCACAGATCTTACTCCTCGTCTTCTTCGAGCCTATCTGGACGCGGCTGTTACAGGGAAACTATCTTATGGGAAGGCCTTGGCGGTTGCAGCAGAAGAAGGTGAGGGCGGTGATGATGAGGAAGGTGCTGCCGCTGCCGCTGTCGCTGTCGCTGTTGTTGCAGGAGCTCTTGAAAAGGCAAAAGAGAAGATTGATTATCGTCAGGCTCTGAGCAGTATGCAGACACAATACATTATTTCAAGCGACAAGAAACTCGATGAAATCGGTAAAATTGCATTTTTACCTCCAGTACTGGATGCATTTTTCGGTCAGAATACATCTCGATCTACCACTAAGCGCGGCATCCGTGTAACATTTGCGGAAGGGGCCACCCTATTCTTACGCCTGGGCGTCGATTACCGGTCACGTCAGCCCGGCCTCAATCTGTTTGCTGCATTAGCACCTTTCATTGGCGCAGATTCTGCAGAAGACAGCCGCGATCTTATTTTGCGGGAGCTGACACTCCGTGCATTCGAGTCGGCCAACTATGGTACTCTTGTTACAGAGTTCGCGGCCAAATCCCGTATGACTACTGCAGAAGCTCTGGCAGATGCTCTTGCAGCCGAGTACCCCATGACGGAACCAGCGAAACCACATACCGCCAGACTCTTCAAGGCCTACAATGCATTTCAGAACTATCTGAGAGATCCCAAGGAAGTTAAACAGCTCCGCCATCTAGAACATTTACTGGCACACCCCGGTTCCTTAACACCTCGTGGTCTCTTGCTAATTGTACTAGAAGCCGCTGCAGATGGATCCATTCAGGTTGTCTGTCCTTCTTTTGGAATTCCACCGGCCTCGATTTTTGGTGATGTTCCTGTATCATTCCTGTACCATGATGCACGGGATGAAAGCTGGGAACCCCTTATTTTCTATAATGGTACAAAGGATGCCATGCGATTCTTCAGTGACCGTGCGGCCGATTTAGCAATGATCCCAAAGCCTCTACAAATGTCGATTCGGCAATGGCTACAGGATTGGCGTTCCTCTTCGAGAGGATGCGGTCGCCCGTCTCCGCCTCCTCATGTCTGGACTCCCGAGATCGATACGGCAACCCTGCCACGACTTTCTCAGATGCGGCGACTTCCCAACGGTGTATCTCCTTCAGCACTGGTTCGTGACCGCAGTAACCGGTTAGCGGGAGTATTAGTCGAGGCCATGTATGTCCCCTGCCTTGACGATGGTACCTTTGCGGAGACATTGCCGCGCGTCTATGAAGCCGCCATGATTCCTGCTACTCCTCTGCCGCGCTTATATGATTTCTATATGGATTTAGCGCGAACCTGGACCTCCTTGACGCCCAATGGTCTGAAGCGGCGTCATGATGGGCATATTGTTGGCCTTTCCACAGAATCGGGTACATTGATTCCCTGTCAGCCGATCGATGAAGGAGCCCCTGGTGTTCCTGCACTTCCTATAACCGACATTGACCTCTTTGCTTGGGAGCGAGATGCATTGATACTGAAGGCGGCCAATGCACCCTTTGGTGCCGGTATGGCGCTCGAGGAATCCAAGGCCTCCGTGGAAGAACAAATGGCAGAGGCCTATGAATATCTCCGTCTTCGATTCAGTAAATGGCTCAGTGAAGATGCTGCAGGATTAGCCTTTCGCGATGAAATTGGCTCCCTGCTTGATTCTGCACTACCGCTCTTTGAGAAACGGAAACGCCTTGACATTCTTCTAGAGCCCCATGTGGGGGACTGGGTTACAACATCGGTGACCGATGAGCGAATGGCCCTTCCTCTCCTTCGATCAGATTGTGTATCTCTTCCGGTGGAAGCCTGTGGCGGGATCTGTCGCTTATCGGAGACAGGGGACCGCTGCCTCATTCACGCCCCCACGCGCGAAGCCGGTGTCTCTCCTTTACGGATTTTTACCGCAAAACTCAGTGATGAATTGCTCCGTTATTCGGGTAAACGACGGGAACTCCTAATGGATCGAGTCCTTGCAATTCGGGCACCGCAGGGGGCTGTACGAATTGGGGATGAGCTCTATTTAGCTGTGAAGGCGCGAGAAACAGGGGCTGATGTCTTGCGCCGTCTTGGCTTTGCGGAGACAGCTGCAACGGCATTTCCTGAGGAAATGGTGCGCTTTGAAGGGGCAGAAGAAGCTCAGGAGGAGGTAATGGATCCCGCTGTTCTGCCAACCGACTGGGTCTTTGATCTGCCAGGATCAGAAGGCGATGATCCACGGGGCCTCTCCTTTGCAGCAGCTACAGGGAAGCCGTTACCGACCTGGGCGGCTCTCATACAAGATCGCCGACAGAAACTGGGGTTACCATCGGGGCCATCGCGGCCATTTAATTGGGGCCTACAGGATCTGTATGTAATTGCAAGTCTTACCAAGGCCAATCTACTGTTTGTTGAACGTCAGGGATCGGGTGTGACTATTTCACAATGGATCGCACCACCAACCGTGGGGCCGCAACCAGCTCAAAAAGTCTATATGATCTTCTGGGGACCCTCGCAGGTAGTATTGACACGGGGTCGGAATTATTTATTCCTTGAGCGTGATTTCCCGATTGATTTGTTATCGGCGTTGGATGCTACAAGCCCCCAGGCTGAGGATCAGGTGCGTGAATTCCCGCTGCCACCACCTCTTTTGGAGGCAACGGCTGCTGCTACACTGCCACCTCCTCCTGCTCTCCTGCCACCTCCTCAGCTGCCCCCTCCTCCTGCTACATTACCACCGCCTCCTAAGTTGCCACCACCTCCTGCCGCAAAAGCAGCCACTCTGCTGCCGCCTCCGCC